CGATGACGTTGCCGAGTCCGGTGCCGCTGTTGCTCAGGGCGCGCACTTCCGCATCGGTCATGCGTCCTTGACCGTGCTGCAGGTAGCGCTGGAACAGCCCGCGGTACTCCTCGCCATTTCGATCGAGTTGGTTCTTCTTCTCCATCGCAGTCTCCGGTTAGCGCCGGGGTGCGACGAAAAAGGCGCACTAGCCCGGCGGTGTTGTCTTCCAGTTCAACAGCCGCTTCTCAGGCCAGTGCGCCACGAGGGCTGCACGGAGGTCTGTCTCGCGCGGTAGTGTGCATGCACTAGGCAGTGGCACCCACGCGCGGCAGGTATTCAATTGGCCGCCATTGTCGCGTCAAAAAAACGCGATGCAAGGGCGGGGGGGTCAGCGCGGTGGCAGGAGCCTGATCGTGCGGCGCACCGCCTCGGCCTGCGCCTCGCGAGCCTCGACGCTGGTCGCCGGGTTCGCAGGGAAGGTCACGAGCGAGATCTCCAGCAGGTCCGCGTCGAGGATGACGCGCGTGGGCTTGTCCACGCCCTTCTCGTACTTCTCAGCCCGCACCATGAAGCCGAAGCTGCACTGCGTCACCACGCCGCTCTCGACCAAGGCGTGGGCCTCGTGGGCGGTCGCGGTGTCTGGCAGGGTGGCCTCAAAGCCGAGGCCCGTGGCGTCAGTGAACAGGCGCAGGTTGCCGGCGCGCACCCGGGCGAGGGGCTTGCCAGTGTCGTGGTTCCAGAGCAGGGCGATGTCGCCGGGCTCTTCCATCGAGCGCGCGAAGGCGTTGGGATCGACGCGCTCCATCTCGCGACCCATGTCATAGGCGGGTTCCCAAACGACGGCGTAGCCGCGCACCTTCAGGTCGGCGGCGGGGGCGAGGGTGCCGAGGGCACGGGTTTCAGGCTTCGGGGTTGGCATTGGTGGTCTCCAGCAGGGGTGCGTGTGTGGTTTCGAGGCGCACCATCTCCAGCAGCTCGTCGGCCGCCAGTTGGGGAAGGTCGCGCCAGCCGTCGATCGTTTCAGACAGGGTGCCGATGGCCGTCACCGCGCTGCGCAGGTGGCGGGCATGGCGCAGGAGGGCCGCGTCGAGCGCCTTCGTGGCGCGCTCCTCGTTGCCCAGAAGGCCGCCCAGCGTCCGCACCGTCGCGCGCAGGTCGTCGTCGATGCAGTCGATGGGCGGCTCCCACTTGTCGATCTTGGCCTGCGTGCGCTGCTTCAGCAGGTAGTCCGACACCCGCTGGAGGTGGCGACGGAAGGCGCCCTCCACCGCGGGACGCACGGCCGCCATCGCAGACGCCGCCGCGCGCGCCGCGCTGTACGCCTCGTCCTGCGCGTCGAGATCGACGCTGGGAGCGACCGCCTCGGGCTCCACGTCCACAGACGGGGGCACGCCATCCGATGGCGCAGCGGGCTCGCTCGGCGCTGGAGCGGGCTGCCCGGGCGCCTCGGTGTTCATGGGCAGGCGGATGCTGTCGCCACCCTCGACCGCCGGCAGACCTTCGCGCGCGCGGATCTCGTTCGGGGTCAGAATGCCGTTGGTGACGGCGACCGCGTAGGCGGCGTAGCGGGTGCTCATGTCGGCCCGCAGCAGGCTGTCGAAGTTGATCCGCGTGCAGTAGCGCTCGCCGCGCTGGAGAAGCTTGCGGCTGGCTTCCTGCTCCAGTCGAGCCGCCCAGCCGGCCAGCGTGTGCTTCACGAACTCTGCGTCGGCCTGCTCGTTCGAGGAATACGACTGGCTTTCCGTATCGCCGACCTTGTGCGCGGGCACGCCCATCGCCGCCGCAATCTGCTGGCGGCAATACTTCCGCATCTCGATCAGCTCGTTATCGCGGGCCGTCGGCGTGATGGGTTCATACGTCAGGCCATCTTCCAGCACAGCGACGCGGCCAGCGCGGCTCGCGCCACCGTGCGCCGCCTGCCACGCATCGCGCAGGCGCTTGCTGGCCTCGGGGCTCAGGCGACCCGGCATCTTCAGCACGCCGCCGGGCACTGCGCCCTGGGCGAAGAACCGCGTCACGAACTCCGTGACCTCCAGCTCCAGCCCGATCAGGTCGCGCATCTGATGGATGAATGGAACGCCGAGCATGCCCTCGAACGTGGTCGGACCGACGAGGTGGAACATGTCGTAGCCGCGGAAGCGGCGCATGGCCTTCTCTTCGTTCTTGCCCGTGTACTTGCCCGTCCACACTTGGTAATAGGGCTGGTTATCCCCGTCGCGGTACATGGCGACGTAGTCGCTGCGCAGGGGCTCCAGCGCGACCGGGCGGCCCGCTTTGTCGCGGTGGATGTAGGCGTAAAAGTTTCCCGTCAGCAGCGCCGATGTCAGCGCCATTTCGCGCCACTGGATCGCGCCGATGTCGTCTGACGCCTCGTAGTTCAGCAGGTTGTAGAGCGGGTGCTCGCTGTCCGCGACCTTGCCCTCGGGCGTTTCCCGCAGAACCTGCCAGTCGAGGCGGCTGATGCTGCTGGCGATCAGGCGCACGCACGCAAACACGGTCGGCGCTTCGAGCGCGCGTGCCGGCGTGATGCTCTCGCCCGTGTAGGAGTACGACTGGACGTAAGACTGCACGCTGCCGCTTGTCGGCTGGCCGATGGGCACGGTGTCCTCAAAGTCGGAGCGCGGCGGGGTGGGGCCGAGGTATCGGCGCAGGATGTCGATCAGAGCCATGTAATAGTCCTTTCGGGTTGTTCGTAGACACTCGGTCCAGTCGCGTCTTGCTTCTGGTGCAGCCATGTCGCAAGCGCCGTCACCAGCGCCGCAGCTGCGTCGATTCGTTCGGTGCTGCTCGCCTTGCTGGGCTTCAGGTTCCCGGCTGGGTCCGACTCACAGACCACGTTCGAGATGCACCAGTTCAGCAGCAGGTTGTTCGGATGCCGGATCTTTCGCGACACCACCAGCGACTCCAGCTTCTTCGCCGGCTCGCTGAGGGTGCGGTAGCCCTGGCGCACCTCGATCATCGGCACGCCCTCGCCGTACAGCCCGCTCGCGAGCTGCGTCGCGTTCCACGGGTCGAAGCCGATCGACTTCACCGCGAAGCGCTTGCAGCACTGGCGGATCGTTTCGGCGATGAAGTCGTAATCGACCACAGCGCCCGGCGTGGGGTGCAGGAAGCCCTTCAAGGCCCACACGTCATACGGCGCGCGGTCGCTGCGGCTGCGCCGGCGGATGCCCTCCTCGGGGCACCACGACCACGACAGAACGTCCACGCTGCCGTCGTCGCACGGGAAGATCAGCGACAGCGCCGACAGGTCGGTGGTGGTCGATAGATCGAGCCCGCCGTAACACTCGCGGCCGGCAAGGCGCTCGGCGGTCGCATCGCTCGATGCGCACGCCGCCCAGGCGTCGGTGCTGATCCATGCTTTCTTCGACTCCGTCCACTGGCACAGATACAGCTGGCGGAAGGTCGTCTCGTAGGCGGGCAGCTCCTTCGCCTTGTCGCACTCACCCTGCAGGAAAGCCTCGGTGACGGTCACGCCCAGGCTGGGGTTCGCCTTGTGCCAGACCTTCGGGCTCTTCCAGTTTGCGTCGATCGGTGCGCTAAACACCGCAGGGTAGAAGGCGTGATCCTCGACCAGACCGTCGCGCACCTTCTCGGCGTAGGCATGCAATTCCCAGCACAGGCTCTCGCGGTCGTGGCCCGCCGTCGTGATCGACACGATCAGCGGCTGCTGGCGCGCGCCCATCGAGGTCACCATCGCGTCGTACAGGTCGCGATCTGCGAAGGTGTGCACCTCGTCGAAGATCACCGCGCTCGCGTTCTTGCCGTGCTTCGTGCCAGCGTCGCTGCTCAAAATCTCAAGCTTGCTGTTGCCGAAGGTAATCACGTTGCGGAACACCTCGACCGCCTTCGCGAGCGCCGGGTTCGACTGCACCATTTGCCGGCAGGCGTCGCCCACGATCGCAGCCTGGTCGCGCGCGCTCGCGCAGCAGTAGACCTCGGCGCCGGGCTCGCGATCGGCGAGCAGCAGCCACAGCGCGAGGCCGGCGACCAGCGTGCTCTTCCCGTTCTTACGCGGCACCTCGATGTACGCCTGGCGGAAGCGCCGGGTGCCGTCCGCGCGCTTCCAGCACAGCAGCGAGCCGAGCAGATCACGCTGCCAAGGCAGCAGCTCAAACGCCTTGCCCGCCCAGATTCCCTTTTGGTGCGACAGCAGGCCGAAGAACTTGTCGATGCGCGCCAGTTCGTCCACGTCGAACCAGTCGCCCTTCGCGGCGTTTGCCGATGCGTTGAAGCCCGCGACGGGCGCGAGCTTAGGCCGTCTTCGACTTGAGGATCGACTCGATCCCGCTGGCATCCCCCTTCGCTCTCTTGGAAGACACAAGGCCCACACGATCGCTCGGCGTCAAGCCGAAGCAGCGAGACAGGCGCGCGACCTCAGCCCTCGCATCATCGCGCGCCTTCTTCATCGGATTGATAACAGACCCATGCGGCGTTTCAAGGACCAGCCCCTTTTCCTGCACTGCAGCTTGTGCCCGCTCAAACTCGGCCGACGCATGCGCCATCGCGTTGTGCGCCTGGTAGTCCTCTGCGGCGTACAGACCGAGCCGGCGCAGGTCGTCGATCAGGCGGTCGAAGTAGCGGCGCGCCACCTCGTCGCTGGCGACGAACGGCAGCAGCAGCGGGGGGCCGTCGCTGCCCTCGGGTTCAGCCTCGCGCGCCATGCCCTTCTCACTTCCTCGGAACTTCAGCACGCTCGTCGGCGTTGGTTTTGGTCCTCTCTTGCCCATGAATGCTTCCTGTCTGCAGGCTGTCGATGCCTGCGTTTCTACGGCCGCAAATGCCGTCAAATGTCCGATACAAAAAAGCCGCGGCCGCTACGATCGCCTACAAGCCACGCGCGCAAAAAACACCGCCAACGGCGCACGCACCCCCCACGCAACGCATCCTGGCGGCCCCTAGAACCCCATGCGGCAAACTGGGAGCCGCGTGTGTTGAGGGCCGAAGGTTGGTCATGCCGATAGCGGGCCAGAATCGCCACCCCCCCCGGTCTGACGCCGTTTCCTTCCAGACACGTCGCGCATCGTCTTCCGCAGGTGACATTCATGACAACACGGGGCGAGATTGTCCAGCGCGTTGTCGCCGCCGTCGCGCAACGCGCGGATGTGATCGACTTCAGTCGCAGCCGTAACCATGCCACGCTCCATGCAGTAGCGGCACAGCGGCTCACGGTTGAGCGCGACGCGCCGAGCCTGCTGCCAGTTCCACCCATAGCCACGTTCATGCGTCGAGCCCGGCGCGCGCTCGGGGGCAACAGCCTTCGGCATCTCGCGCGGCTTGCCCACGCGCAGCCTGGGCGGGCGCTGCCTCACTGATCCATCCTCCGATAGCCGGCCTTCCACAGCGCGCGCGCGATGGCCGTGGCCGTGGCCTCGACTGCCTGCTCGTCGAGCTCAGGGCGTGCAGCGTGCAGCACCTCATGCACCAGCACGTCCATCGCCCGGTAGCCGCGCAGGGCGCGCCGCAGCTGGATGAGCGGGTGCCGGCCAGCGGGCAGCCAGCATCGGCCCCAGTCCTTGCCCATCGTCTTCGCGTCCTCGTACACGATGCGCCAGGTACGGCCCGCGATCTTGCTGCGGAACTCACTGCGCACGGGTCACCTCCGCTGCGAGTCGGTACTCGCCTTGCTTGCCTGCAATGTGCAGACGCATCCACACCGCGCCCTTCGACTTCGGTGCCATGCCGCGCTCGACAGACCACCCGCCGAAGCCGTCGCCGTGTTCGTCCTTGTAGGTGCCGATGCGCACATGCAGCTGCTCGTCGATCACCACCTCGGCTTGCCCGTTGAACTGGCGCAGGCGCTCGCGTGCGATGGGCACGGTCCAGTGGTGGTGCGAGTGTCCGGTGATCACCATGTCTGCATCAGGCCAAAACGACGCATGCCGGCGCGTGTCGAGAACGCCGTGCGTCATCATCGCGCCGCCGCCTGCGCCGTGGAAGTAGCGCACACGGAACGAGAACGAGCCGCCCTTGCTTGTGATCAGTCGAAACAGGACATAGCCGCCGTAGCCGCCCGAGTACACAGGGCAGGGCGCGCTCGCACTGAGTCCGGCACACAGGCGCTCGGTCAGGTCGGTCTCGTGGCGCTTCGTGATCGCGGTCTCGTGGTTCCCGCGGCCGATCACGACGAATCGGTCGGCGTATGGCTTGTAGAACTCGGTCGCCTCGCGCACAAGCGCGTCGAGGTAGTCGCCACACTGGTGCTCGGGCCTGCATGCGCTGCGGTCGGCTCGCGGGTCCCACTTGCCCTGCATGCAGCAGAACAGGTCGCCGCAGTCGATCACGCCGCCCTTGCGCCTCACCAGTTCGTCGAGGTGCTTGCGCTCAAGGTCTTGGTCGGTATGGCTGTTGTCGTGGTGGCGGTCGGATGCCAGCAGCCCGTTCCACTCAAACGCATGCGGCGTATCGGCCAGCATGGTGACGCGGTGAATGTTGCGGCCCATCTTCTCGACGGTCCACTTCGAGCCCGGCGATGCGCCTTCGCGCCAGTGGTGGCTGGCGAGCGGATCTTCGACGCGCTTGCGTTCGCTGAGTCGCTTCACTGCTTCACCTCCACGGGCACGGTCGCCTCGCCCAGCAGCTGCACGAGCCGGCGCGCGAACTCTGGCGCGTCAGATACGCGCAGCATCACCGTCCACTCTGTCGCCGCGTCCTCGCGCATCACCACGACGGGCACGGCGCCAGGCACTGCGTCGCTCTCGGCCTGCTTCAAGAATCGCAGCGCGCTGATCGCGGCGTATCGCTTGACCTCGACGTGGATGCCGGGAACGCCGCTCAGGTCGGCATCGCCAACGCGACCACAAAACTGGACACTGCGACGGGCATCGCGTGCGTTCCAGTGGTGCGCAAGTTGGGCAGCGGCTTCACGCTCGCCGCGCTTCCCCTTCTGCCGGCTGGCCTTACCCATGCGCACACTCTCCCACGGGAAATGCGCTCCGCAAGGGCGGGGGGCTCAGGCGGGCGACCAGTACGCGCTCCCGCCGGCATCGCTGTATCGCATCCGGCCCGCGTACCACCAGACCCCAGCCTCGTCGGGCAGGTAGATCGCCTCGGTGTACACGTCGCGCCCGAGGTTGGCCGGCAGCTCGTCGAGGCACACTCCGCAGACCACAGGCACGCGCACCTCCCGCACGCCGTCCTCGATGGTCAGGCGATCGCCGTCGCACGGTCCCCAGCGCAGCTGCGTCTCGGTCATGGGTGCATCGTCTCACGGGATCGTTCACCGTCTACCCCCCGGCGGAACGCCGAGCGCGTCGTAGACCAAGGCGACCATCGCCAGCAGGTTCTCATCCTCGACTGGGTTCGACTTCAGCCGCGCCATGCAGACCATGCAGTCGCGCTGCCCGAGGCTCAGGCAGGCGTCGCAGGGGTCGGCATCGCAGACCACCACGATCACCCACACGGCCATCACGAGCTGCTCTCTGTCTCTGGACAGGTTCGCCAGCCACGAGCGCATGGCGTTGCCCTGGCTCTTGCCCGTCTCCAGCGAGCACAGGGCGCGGACGACGGCGGTGGGGTGTGGGCGGGTCATCGAAGGTCCGCTTTCTGTCCGAGGCGGATCTGTCGGTCGATCTGTTCGTCCACCCAGGCAGCAGAACGAATCTGTCGGTGCGTTCCCTTTAGGGACGCACCGACAGATTCTTCTGCCCGATCTGTTTGAGTATCTGTCTGCACCGACAGATTCACCGACAGATAGTTATCAGTGCTCATCGTGACCTCCGGTAGGTGACATTTCGGGCTTCGCCGAGCACCTCCAGCAGGGGTCCGCGCTTGCCAGTTCCAGCCGTCGCCTCGCGCCGGAACTCCTTCACCCGGTAGGCGCTCAGGCCGCGCTCCTTGCCTCGTGCCAGCATCTCGTCGGTGCTCAGTTCCGAGGTGCCGACCACCTCGTCCACGAACCGCTCCACGTTCCAGCCGTCGTCCTTCTTGGCCTTCTTCTTCAGGGTCGGGGCCAGCAGGGGCTCCGGATGGAACAGCGGGTACTCGAAACGCACCACAGTTGGCTCCAGCGGCTTCCACGACCGCGTCGCGGCGTCGATCACGAGGTGCCCGGCCAGTTCGTGCTCGCGGAGCACCAGATGGGTGTCCGCGGCGCGGCTCATCGACCCTGCGCCGGCTCCCACGTCCGTCACCGCCTTGTCCGACTGGTTGCCCTTCGAGGTGTGATGGATGCAGACCAGGCAGGCGTCGAGGCGCTTGGCGAGCCTGTCCAAGCCGTTGTAGGTCTGCGCCATGTAGGCGTTGTCGTTCTCGTCTGCCCCGTCGTCGCAGTTGAACCGATAGAAGGCGTCGAAGATCACCATGCCGTACTGGCCGGGCTTCACCTTCTCGGCGCAGAGCATGCCCTTCTTGCCGTCCTCGTCCTCGACGAGGCTCTTGAAGCTCTTCAGGGCACCGCGCAGGCTCTTCACCTCTAGCCACCCGTCCAGATCGTCCAGAGCGATCCCCTTGGCTTGTACGACGCGCTGGAGGCGGTCGGCGAGTGTCTCCTCGTGCAGCTCGTTGTCGATCAGGAGGACGGGCGAGCGCTCGACCTTGAACCGATTGAACCACGGGCGGCCCGTCGCGACGCACAGGGCGAGGTCCATCACCATCCACGACTTGCCAGTCTTCGGCGCGGCGATGATGTTCATGGTCTCGGCCGAGCGCAGCAGGTCGTGCACGATCGGTCGGCGCACCTTCGGGTTGCGCTGCAGCAGCTCGCGGATGCCCACGGGCGGCGTCTCTGGCGGCTGATCGACGACCACCTGCGCCTCCTCAGCCCGCCCGAGGATCGGCGTGCGCTCCTTCGCGAAGGCGTTGCCGATCTGCCTCGGCAGGTCGAGCAGGTCGTCGGCGGTCAGGCCCAGCGCCCGTGCGCGGTTCAGGATCGCCGCCTCGGCGTCGCCCTGGCGCCACTGGCGCGCCCGCATGTCGCAGGCGACCGTGTAGATCGTGTCCCGCCGGCCACGCCCGGGGATCAGGTAGCCGCTCTCCAAGAACCGCCGCGACAGGTCGCTCAGGGTGCCCGCGGTGACGGGCTCAGGCTCGACGGGTGCCGCCGCCGGCTCGCCGAACTGCGTCGGGTCGGGGAACTCGTCGAGGCTGTAGGCGTTGTCGGGGTCGCAGTTCTCGACCACGCACAGGGGCTGGTGCTGATACTTCCAGTTGACGAAGCCCGGCAGGCGCATGATGCGCGGCGCGTCGGTCACAGACTGGTCAGAGCCCAGCCGGCGGGCGAGCGCCTTCTGGTGCTGCGTCCACAGGGCCAAGTCTTCCATCGGCTCCTGCAGCCTCCACCACGCATGCACGCCGCCGCCCGTGATCACGATCACGGTGGGCTCTGGGATGCACGCCTCGCTCCAGCGGATGCGTGCCTGCTCGACGGTGGTGCCGCCATCAAAGTCTGCGAACAGGCACCTCGCCAAACCCACGTCGTCGGCCTTGCCGCCGCGTCGCTTGCGCGGGTTGGCGCCGAAGTAGACCTGCGTGCCGTGCCCCAGCGTCGCGAGCTTCGCGATGGCCTGCGCGGCGTCGCGCTGCTTCGCCCAGGTCGAGCCGACGACCTTGCCGAGCGTGCGGAACTCGATCAGGTCGTCGGCGTCGAAGATGAATCCGAGCAGCTGGTACGCGGCCTCGATGGCTGCGGCTGCGGTGTCGGTTGTGGTCATGGCGTCCTTGCCGGCGGATCAAATCCGCTACAGATGTTCAGATGTGTCTGCAGTTTGATCCGAAAAGCAGTCCCAGCCGCGCACGATTGCAATGTCTCGGAATGATTTTGCGGAGGTTGCGCCCTGCCACGCACACACTTCCCGCCTCGCCTCGTCGCGCTCGGCTTGCAGAGTCTTGATGTGCTGCGTCATCTGCTGATTGCGAACGCCGACAGGCTCGCAGGTCATGCAGGTGCCTTCCAGCCCTTCCATGATCCGATCAAGTTTTGCCTGCAAATTCGACACCTGCTGTCGAAGTTGCATGATGTTGGTGCCACTCATGCCCGCACCTCGTGCATGCACGCCGCATAGCCAGCGATATCGATGGCGTTGTCTTCCTTCGCCACCTCGGCGTCGCGCGCGAGCTTGTCGATGATCATCATCTTGGCCCAGTCCTCGGGCTCTGGGGTTCGCGCAAACAGGTCAGGCATGAGCGCGAGCAGAGCGCGCACGGTGCGCTCGAAGTGTTCGCGCGGTGGCCCGTAGTGCCGTCCACGCTCGACCACAGTGTCGGCGGCCTTCAGCAGTAGCCGCGCTCGCGGCGGGCAGGTCACGGAATCATCCATAGCAGTGCCTCCTTGCTCCACGCACCGACGATGAACGCCGCAGGCGCGAACGCGCCCAGGGCGAAGCCAAGCCAGAAGGTGGTGATTTCTCCGACGGTTGGGGAAGTAGCCAGGGCGGGGCTTGCGCCACCGCCCCGGCCTTCCGGGTGCTCAGAACGGGATGTCGCTCGCATCGACCTTCACCTTGCCAGTTCCCGGCTTCTTGACGGGGATCACAGACTTTGAAGCGATGTAGTCGCCGACCTTCGCCTTGCCCGTGGTCTTGCTGAGGTAGGTGCGGATGCGCACCGTGGTGCCCAGCAGCACCTCCTCATTCCACTCCTTCATGCCCTTGGCTGGCACGGGAAGCCCGGCAGACGCCAGCACTGTCTTGGTCCGCTCGGTGTGCGTGGCAGGGATGCCATCGAACACGCGGAAGCGCTTGCCGTTGACGTGCACGTCAAGCCACAGGGTCAGTTCCCAGCCTTCTGGGTTGGCGTCGGTCTTCATCCACGACTGGGTGGACTGCCGCTGCTCACTCTTCACGACCTCGGCGTCGTACTCCCCAGCCGGCAGCACTTCCTGCGAGACGGTGGTGGGTTCCTTGCGTGCCTTCTCTTCGCCGCTATCCCAGATCAGCTTCACGTCATGTTCTCCTTGTTGTTGGTGTTGCTCAGTGCCTCGTGCCATTCCTCAAGCACCGCACGGGTGCCTGCTTCGTCCTTGCCCTTCTTCTTCGCTGCTGCGAGCGCCTGCATCGCGGTGCGCTTCTGTCCTTGTGAGCGGGCCAGTTCGGCGACCTGCTCAGCCAGCACTTCGAGCGGCTCCACAGCAGGCGCCGGCGGCTGCTCCACCGCCGGCGCTGCCTGGGGAGCCACCGCGGACACCTCCGTCGGGAGGTCCGCGCTGGATGTCAAGAGCCGATTCATCGCGGCAAGCCGGTCATCCTGCGCAGCGCGCAGGGGCTCGCCCACGATGGTCTCCCGGCCGTCGTCGTGATCCCACTCGGTGGGTCCAGCCAAGCCGAACGCGCGCTTCAGGGCGTGCACCTCGGCCTTCACGGCGAGCATGTGGCGCGGCATCCGGTTCCACAGCGGGCTGCCGCCCTTGAACTCACTCAGCCAGCAGGTCGCCGAGAAGCGCCCGCCGCCAGTCGTGAGCACGGTGTAGGTACAGAACACGCCGCACTCGTCCTCGCCGTAGACCGCTTCGCCGCTCAGGTAGCGCCCAGTCGCGTGCGCGGCCTTGCGCCACCCGTCCACGCCGATCACGATCTGCAGCTTCCCCTGGTAGGGGATCGCGTAGACCTCCCGGCGCAGCGGGTTGAGGTCCATGCTCCGCATCAGTTGCAGCATCGCCATCTTGTCCATGTCGGTCCCGCGCGGGATCGCGTACTCCAGCAGCGCGCGCGTCTCGGTGTCGATCGTTGCCAGGCTCATGCTGCGACTCCTTCTTCCAGTTGACGGCGCAGCCACTTCGGCGCGCCCAGCTTCTGCACTTCGTCGGGGTAGGCCCGGAACACGCGCGACCGTGCAGCCTCGGCCCACAGTCCGATCGCACGATCGACCTCGGGCTCAAACAGCGCGACGATCTCCTCGTCGAGCGCGTAGCAGCCGACGCCGTAGGGGTCGCTGGTCTCGACCGCGATGAAGATGAACTCCGACACCTTCAGCCCGGCAGCACGCGCCACGCGCATGTAGAACGCGGCCTGCGCTCCGTAGCCGTAAGAGGCGAGCGTGCGCTCGAACTCGCTGCGCGACGCTAGCCCGCTCGTGGTCTTGATGTCCACGATGAACTCGCCGCGGTCGCCCGGCGCCCATGCGTCCAGGCGTGCCTTGATCGGCAGGCCCGTCAGGGGGTCCGCGGCGAACAGCGATACCTCGCGCTTGTCGGCCATGCGCAGCAGCCCGGCAGCTGCCTTCGACGCCCGCACCGCCTCGACCATGCCGCGCAGGCTTTCGCCCTGGTCGGCGGTGATCACGGTGCGGCCTTCGGCCTGCAGCTGGAACGCCTCCCACGTCGCCTTGCCGTCCTTCGTGCGGCGGTCGCACTCGGGGGCGATGGCGATCTGGGCCTCGAACTTCGCCGGCTCCAGCAGCGCAGCATGCAGGGCCGTCCCCAGCCGCTGGCTGGCGGTCTCCTCGCGGTTGCGCAGCGCGGCCATCGCGTGAGCGGGGGACGCCGAGAGCACCTTGCGCAGCGTGCTTGAGCCCAGCGCATCGACCGCGTGATACTCGGCCGCCGGCATGTTCTCGACGACGCGGGTTGCGAGCAGGTCAGCGAGACTCATCGCAAGCCTCCCGCGTGCATCGGAATGCACCCTGCAGCATGTCCATGAAGCGCTCGTCCGCCAGCGCCAGCTCGACGATCGCGTCTGCGAACTTTGACAGGGCGATGCGCTCCTGCTTCTTGACCACCGAGCGGCTCACGCCGAGCACGTCTGCCACCTGCTGCTGCGTCATCGGGTGCCCCCAATCCGAGCGCACAGCTCGCGCAGCCAGCCCCGGCCCTCAGCCTTCTTCACCTCGGTCTTGACCACCTCGGCCTCGAAGTAGTCGCGGCGGTAGTCGCCCTGGCCGAGCGACACCAGCGGCACCTGCACGGGCTTGTTCAGGATGGCATCGACCGCGGCAACGACCGCCGGCGCCTCGATGCGCCCAGCCTTGTGGGTTTCAATCAGAAGTGACACGGTCTCGTTCAGGTTGTGCAGGAGCACCAGCCGCACCCGCATCGCATCCAGTGCTCGGCCTGCGTTCAGGAGATCCTGAACCGCAACGCCACAATCCTCAACGACCTGCCCCCATCGGAGGCGTTCCATCGCCTGTTCCATCAGTGGCTCCCTGCTGCGTGAGCAGCATCTGGGCGTGGTGCATCAGCACGAGGGCACCTTCACGGTGACCCGCCTGCGTTAGCATCAGCGCCGCTTCCAGAAGCCGTTCAGCCCGTAGGTGGGGGCAACGGGTCGAATCCTGTAGCGCCCACTTTTCAGCAGACGGGACCGAACGGCTGCGAGCAGCTCGAAGACCAGCGCGAGAGATGGAATCAACGGCCTCGGGCGCGTAGCTCGCGCTGGTCGTCGAAGTGTTCGCAGTGTTGGATGCGCCGTAGGCCATCGTTGATTCCGAGTGAAACCTATCGGCCGCACTAGGTTTCGTGGTCCCCAATTTCTCAAAATTTCCTGAGCGGCTCTCCGCCGCCTCCCGCAGGCGGGGCTCCCGGTGACGCAAGTATCGGTGTGTCTGGTCGATAGAGCGATGCCGGACCAGGCGCTGGATAAGTTCAGGCGGTGTGCCGTTCTCGAAGGATTCCGTGATGTATCCGCAGCGGAAACTGTGGAATCCGTAGCGCCCGGACAGCCCTGCAGCCGCCAGATCGGTCGCGAGCCCCTTGTAGGAAACGGTGCGCTTGAACAGTTTCGGCCCGTCCTTCGCCTTGCGCATCTCGCGCAGCAGTTCCACCGCGGCGCTCGCCAGCGGGATGTTGTCGCGCCGGCGGGCCTTGTCCAGGCTGACCACCAGCGTGCCAGCATCGAGGTCCACGTCGGCCCACAGCTGCGCATGCGCTTCTCCGCGGCGCAGGCCGGTGAGGCTGAGGAATCGGTACAGGTTCGCTCTGTTGCGCGCGCTCGCGCGGATGGCTGGCGACGCGCCCTTCGTCGATTGTTCGCGCGCGTGGGCGATCAGGCGCTCGACCTCAGCGTCGGTGAATGCGTCGCGCCCTTGACCAGCGCGCCCGCGCGGGCTGGGGACGTGCGCCCACGGGTTCGAGTCGATGAGCCCCTGAATCAGCAGCCAGCCGGCGAAGCGCCTGCACGCGCTCATTCGGTTGCGAATTGTCTGCGGTGCGAGCGTGGCCTCGCGGGTCATATCGCGCAGCCACTCGATGCAGGAGGCTGGGCCGATCTCGCGGGCGTTCGCCTTCACATGCTCCAGCCAGTCGCGCACCCAGCGCGCAGCCTGGCGGACGTGCATCTCGGCCTGCCCGTCGAGCTCGCGGGTGGCAACGATCCACGCATCGACCTGCGTGAGAAGGTCTACCCCTGTTTTTGCGCTAAAAACGGGGGGGGGGGGGGTAATGACACGAGGCGTCTCCAAGCATGGCTCCGCATGCACCGTATCACCCAGATCGAACTCGAACGTCACCCGGACCTTCATTCCAAGCAAAACTAGTGCGGAACGTACCTTGATTTGGTGACGCGGAAAGTTATTCACAATCGCGCAAGCCATCATAAAAGCCTGAAAAACGCAGCAGATTCTTCTGTTTGTCGCCGTGCCTCGCGAGCACTATCGTGCGCGCTTCTGGAGGAGCCCCACATGGCAACAGTGCAAGAAGACGGTGGCCTGAGCGAAGCAGAAAAGCGCCGCATACACGCGGAAGAGCGTGAGAGAATTTTCGCGAAGGCCAAACTGATGCAGGAGGTCGCGGAATCTCAAATGGATGCCGCGCGGGCTTCGAGAAAGTCGCGCGTTCGCGTGTATCTCTACGGATTCTGGGGCTTGGTAGTTCTGCTTCTGGTGGTGTTTGCCATCAGCAGCCGCTAGCCCAGCAGCCGCTTCACCTGGTCCGCTACCGTGCCGGCCACACCACCGATCGCTTCGATCGCAGTGGCGACGCTGCCGCCTTCGCCCGTCACTGGCTGCCACCGTGCGAGCGGGCAGGTGGCGCCGGCCAGCGTCAGCTTCACGGACAGCGCTGCGCGCTTGCTGGTGCATCCGCACTTGGTGCAGAAGCCCACGCCGCCCGGGTCTGCCTTGCCTTCCATCTCGTCGGCGCGGCCGTCGCACGCTCGGCAAATGGCCGCACGCTCGGCCTGCACTTGGACGCTCGCCGGGCCTTGCGCCGCGTGCCGCGCCTCAGCAGCCAGGTACGCCTTCGCGCGATCCATGAAGCCGTAGGTGATGCTGGTGCCGATGGGCTGCTCGCCTCGCACCACGCGGTGCGGGCACTGCCCACAGACGCCGAGGCTCGGCCGGCCGCCGTAGTGACCCGCGGCGCAGCAGCCGCCGCCCAGCACCTTGCACTCGCTCCAGTGGTCGCAGTCGATCATGCGATGGTGATGTCGTTGACGATGATTCCGACGCTCGGCGAATAGCATCCGTCGCAGCCCGGCGCATTCACTCCACAGACTTCATGCGGCATGCCGGCGCAGTCCTCGTAGGTGCCGAGAGGCGATGTGCCTGCCGCCTTGCAGTACGCCGTGTCCACCGTTTGAGAACTGGAGATGCAAGGCGCGCCGTGAATCCACCAAGAACAAGGGCTGCACGCATTGCTTGCGGCCTGCTCAGCGGGGTACAACGGGTTGCCCCCGAGAACAAACACAATCCGCGCGCTCCACAGGTCGCACAGGGTGTAGGGGTCGGAATTGAAACCGACGCCGTTCGTGCCGATGCCGATGTTTGAGATGCCGATCAGAATGTCACCCGGCGAGCCGGTTGAGCATGAGTCAAAACTGTCGTACGGCATGTCACAGAGGACGTTCGGGCTGCAGCCTCCGGCGGTCGTGGTTCCAGCGCTGAAGCTGTATTTCTGGCACAAACATGCTCCGACCTCGCATGTGGCGGACGCATTCAGAACAGCCACGGCAGTCAGCACAGCGGTGGTGCCCTGGCAGCCCGTTACGGTCACGGTGACAGTAACGGAGGACGGCAGGGTCGTCCCGCTCGGGCACGAGCATGCACCACTGCAGCAGCAGCCCGCCTGCATCATGCTCACGGGTCAGTCCTTCTTGCCCGGAATCCACGAAGCGATGCGGGTCACGCTCACGAGGTGGCCGGCGATGTAGCCGATGGCGAGCATGGCGATGGCGGCCCAGGTCGAACCGACGAGGCTTTCAATGGTGGCGAGGATGATCATGTGCGCTTCTCCTGCTGCGCGCGAAATGCGACATCGAAGAGCGGGTCGGCGGCGCGCTTGGCGCTGATCCACTCGCGTACGTTCTCAGTCTTGGCCGGGTCAAGGGTGGCCGCAGCCAGGGCGGCCTCGGTGCGCGCGGCGCGCGGGATCAGGCCCACAGCGGCCCGTAGCGCCTGCCCGATGCCCGTCTGCCACAGCAGCACCACGGCGGCCACCACGATCACCGCAGCGAAGCCCCAGCCCATCAAAATCGCCCAGTAAGGCGTCTGGTCTTCGACGCCGGGCAGCGCCTCGTGGATCGACGCAGCTGCGTGCTCGATCTTCTGGGCCTCGATCACGATGGTCGCGGCGTCGGCCACCACGTCGGGCTGCGTTGAGACGCTGCCGATGTGGGTGGCGAGCCGGGCGATGGTGCCCGCCCGGGCTTGCGCGTCGGTCGCCGAGACGGCGATCTGCCGGCTGGGGCTGCAGGCCGCCAGGGCGACGAGGAGCAGGAACAGCAGCGACCTGATCACCGCCGCCCCTCCAGACGGTCCAGACGGTTCGCGACCTGCTGCAGCGACTCCCCGTGCTTCTGGTCGTTCGCGGCGCCCAGCACCTGCGACTTCACAAGGTCGCCCACGATGCTGCGCAGCTCGGTCAGGTCGCGGTCCTGTCGGTCGAGGATCGCGTCCTTGCGGCCGAGCGTGATGAACACGCCGGCGACGCCGATCACAAGGACGAAGAGCTGCATGACGCTTATAGCAGTCGCCAGTTGCGGGTGGGTCTGGTGCCTCGGGCCGATAGGGGTGGGGCTCACGAGCATGTTCCTGTCACGGCGTTGGGGACGGAGAAGAAGAACAGCGGCTCACCGTTGTCGCGCGAGAGCGCGTACATGAGCACCACCGTGTTCGTGGCGATCTCCTTGAAGGTAAAGCCGTTCGGGATGTTCGCGGTCGTGATGCCGGGCCCGAGCGTGGTGGTGGCACCGATCATCTGCACGCCCTCGCAGCCGTTGAACGCCTTGCCCTTCGTGCCTGCGAGTGTGCTGGTGCGGCGGTAAGCCTTCGCCGTCTCGTAGGTGCCACCCGTGTTGAGGCTCACCTCTTCCCAGTCGTAGGTCCATGCGACAGGGCGCGCGGAAGGGTTTCCGCCGTATACGGCCGTTTTGCCAGAGACGGGTGTCGAGCCCGTGATGCGGGCGAGAAAGATCATCGGCGCAGATCGCTGCGCCGGCGCGGTGGTGTCTTGGCGTTCGCTTGCCGAGTTCACCGCGTCGGCGATGACCTTGATCATGCTGGGCGACCACGGCCCGACCGAGTGCTTCCAGTTGCCTGCGACGCGGATCATGTCGTGGTCATTCCGAGCATGGTGAAATCTGCCGAACCGGGGAACGGCTGCCGCCAGTACACGCAGCGCGCTCGCGCAGTTTCACCCGTGCCGACCGCGGTGAACGAGCTCGTGCATGTGTCCGTCGACTTGGAGCACTCGATCTGCCCAGTGTCGGCGTTCTTCTTCGCGATCTGCCGCAGGTGGTACTTCGAGTCGTAGGAGAACGAGTACACGATCTCGTAGGTGCTCGGACCCACGCGGCTGATGTTGCAGCCCGTGAAGAGCAGCGTGTCCTTCAGGAAGGAGTAGGGGCCGATCGAGAAGTTCGCGTCGTTGCGTCGGTTGATGTACGCCAGCGGGATGATCGGCTTACCAGCGCTGCCGGGCCGGCCGGAAATGACGTTGCGCACCGTGATCCGAGCCACGTTCACGAAGGTGCTGATCGGCTCGCCGGCCGAATCGACCTTCGTGCCGCCGATGTCGTTGTCTCCAGGGTCGGCGATCGAGCCGCCGCTGATCGGTGGCACGTTGGTATTCGCCCGCCAGATATCCACGGGCTCGCCGCTGAGGGAATACTCGATCGCAATGAAGCCCACCTCTCGCTCGACCTTGTTGTCGGTCGTTGCGCCACCGTTGTCTCCGGTCTGGCTCGCGAAGTTGACCGTCGCTTCCCACACGAATCCGCCGTCATCCACCATCTTCAGGTCGAAGGTCGGCGAAGTCACCAGCCCTGAGAAGTATGCGCCTTGGTCAGTGATGGCGCCGCCGCTGCCGCCGTACTCGGTGGGGAAGAGCTTCGCCACCACGGCCGAATCGGCAAGGATGCCCGCGGCGGTCAGCTTCGCGCCGGTGCTGTCCGTGATCACATAGGACGACGAGCCGCTCCACTTGCCGCGGTCGAACTGAATAGAGGTGCCGCCGGCGCGCTGCGAGATGACGATTGTGCTGGGCATCAGGGTGCTCCTGCTGCGAGGGGTGCGGTGTTCTTTGCGATCTGCTGCACGGCAAGCTTGATGGCATCCTGCGTCGGCATCATTCGCTCCAGGCTGAAGGAGGTCATGCCCGCCACCTTCACGCCACCGATGGCTGTGCTGAGGCTCTCGGCGTTGCCGAAGTTCATCATGCGCCCGGCCCGGTCGGTGGCCTGCTGTTCCATCTGCTTCGCCAGTTCCGCCTGCTGCTTCATGCTCTCTTCCGACTTCTTCCGCTGTTCGACTTCAGCCCGCGTCGCTGCGGTCTTGTCGTAGGCGTCGCGCAGCTGCTTCGCCTGCGCTTCGGTGATTCGGCCTTCAAGCACAAGTTGCGCCGTCTTCTCGGCGTACAGGTCTCGTTCGGATGTGACCAGTTCGTGCGCGATGCGCTGCTGCTCCTGCAGCATGGACAGGTGCAGCGCTGGGTCGGCTCGGTTGGCCTGGTTCAACATTTCGGCGCGAAGTTTCGCCTGGTCGAGTCCCGCCATCGCCGCACGCATCTGGGCGATCTTCTTGTCGGCTTCTTGTCCCCCCATGCCCTTGCCGATCAGGTTCTGTCGCTGGTCTGCCAGTTCTGCTTCACGGTCAAGGCGCGCGATCTCGTCTTCTGACTTGCCGACCTTGCTGCGATCCCGGCGAATCTGTTCCATCTTCTGGCGGAATGATTCTTCTGCGGTCAGGCGCCTCGACATGGCGGCGGTCTGCGCCTCGATGGCTCGGGTCTGGGCGTCAATGGCGTCAGGCCCGCCACCCCAGCCGAGGAGTGCGTGCACGCCCTTGGCGATTCCCATGATGTGATCGCCAGCCGGCAAGCCCTTCACGAATCCGATCATGGTGTCGCTGTACACCTTGAGCTTGTCAACTTTGCCGCCGCTGGCGAGTTGGTCGAGCGCGTTTGCCATCGCACCCAGTCCAAAATCCACCGCCTTGAATCCCACGAATCCCTTCAGCAGTGGGCCGAGGGTCTTGCCGAACATGGGCCCGCTCTTCGTGCTCTCCGCGTACTGCTGCGTGCGCTGGTACTTCTGTTCGGCGGCCGCCTTCTCGGCCATCAGCTGCTTGTGGATCTTGAGCTGCGTCTCCTTCGATCTCTGCGCTGCAGCGACCTCGGCGGCGCGCCGAGCCTCGGCGGCCTCCTTTGCCGCCGCAGCCTGCGCCATCGCCTGATCCTTCGCGCGCTGCTCCTCGGCCGCCTTTGCCGCTGCGGCCGCCTTCTCGGCTGCCCGCACCTGCTCGACCTGGGCGAACCGGGCCTTCACCTGGGCGATCTGCTCTGGCGACGCTCCGCTGGCCGAGAGCTTCTCCAGCGTCATCTGCTCCTTCGACTTCGTCGCCATGTCCACCATGCGCTGGGTGGAGGACATGATCCCGGCGATCGACTTCTTCGACCGCTCGGCCAGCTTCTCGTTTGCCTGCGCCGCCCGCTCGGTCGCGTTGGCATAAGCCTGCACGCCCGTCATCTCCAGCGCGATTTTGATGCTTGAACTTGCCACGGCTTACTCCTTCCACTTCGGCTTCACGCCGAACGCCTTCGCCAACATCTCGGCCATCTGTTCCTGCGAGGGCTTGGGCTTCTCCGCGTATGGCATGAAGTCGAGATGGCTGAACGGCTTCGACTTCGCGGTGCGGTGGCAGTTGGCGATCGTGGCGGCGATGATCCCGGCGCGCATGTCGGCGCGCTGGTTTCCGATCGGTCCGTCGATCGCCTCGAAGGCCATCCACTCGCTCAGTTCGTGGCTGCTCATGGTCTCCTCTAGTTCTGCCACCGTCCTACCCAACGCCAGCGCCAGCCGAAACATGAACTGTCTCAGCTGACGCTTTCGGAGTTTCCCTCCAGCACTTCGCGATCCTTGACGCCCAGGCCGCTGACGCGGCTCGCGATGTCGTACAGGTGATCGACGAGGCCGGCGGGAAGTTCTCCGAGGGCGTCAACGTCAGCGGGTCCGAGCAGCGGGGCGCCGTCGTGGTACAGACACAACGACACCAGGCTGGCTCGGATGTTGCGAACGGTGTTGCCCTTGTTGCTGAAGGTCTCCATCTCCCACCTGTCCCGCTTGGCGGCGGTGAGGCCACGCACTTCGACCTCACCGACGCCGGGGATGGACACGGTTTCAGATGGCACCTTCGACTTCAGGCCCAGCAGTTTGTCCTTGATCTCGCTCATGGATCAGCTCAGGGTGACGGCGCCAGTGATCTTCATGGTGAACGACGCGGTGAGCGCCGAATCCATTCCAGCCTTCACCGAATAGTCGGTCACGAAGCAGCTGCCGGATGCGGTGTGAACCTGGCCGCCAGTCACGCCGAACGAGAGCGCGAACGTCTGGGCGCTCGGGGCGGTCGTCGCGGCGGTGTTGTCCAGCTGATCCCACAGTGCACTGTGCGCGCCGAGGATGTTGACCTCCATCGAGATCGTGCCGCTGTCGATCAGGCCCGCGACAAACTTGCGATGACGGTCGGTGAGCGTGGTCACGTCGATCGTGTTCAGCTTGAGGCCGTCGATGTTCAGGCTGAGAACTTCCGCGACTGCGGCCGAGTTGAAGGTGATGGTGGTGCCGAACGTGGGCACCGCTGCGGTAATGGCTGGCATGGGGTGATCCTCCTAGATCAAGGAACGCCACCACCGGGCTCGGTGATGGTCGTGGGTGAAACGGAGCTGGAGCGGTACGTCGCTTCCAGCGTGACAGTCGTGACGTGGATGCCGGTCTCGGTGGCCTCGCTGCCCACGTCGTACTGACTGGTGATCCCGGTCTCGCGGATCTCGAAGATCGTCACGCTCCGGGCTTGGCCGCTTGCGCCGTGCATCTTGACGCGCACGGCTTCGGCGATCTGTCGCGACACCTTCAGCGTCGAGGCGATGCAGTCCACCTCGACGGTGAACTTGCGCAGGCAGTCGGTGCGGCCGAAGGTCGGCGAGACGTTCGCATCCTGCCCGGTGGTGAGCACGATGGCGGGGAGCGTGGTGGTGTCGCGGAACGCGGTGAAGATGCGCGTGGACACCAGCGCCGTGACGCTGGCAGATTGCGTCAAGGCATCGCGGACGGCTGCGACGATCAGTTGGCTGCTCACGAAAGCCCTCGCTTCGCTGCTTCGAGCAGGATGCGCCGCGGCAGTTCGGTCGCCATGTGCGCATTGATTCCGCCGGTGAGGCGCTTGTACAGGTTGAGGATGACGCGCCAGCCGGGGTAGGTGGCGAGGCCCGAGTAGCGGCCGGCGTCGATGATCCAGATGCCTGGCGCCCACGCCTTCGTTCGGGAACGGAAGTTGCCGCGCTTGTCGGTCCAGAAGTGAAAGCCGAAGCCCTTGATGGTGAACGCGCGCTTCACCTGCGCACGCGAGAAGCCGGGCGCCGAGCCTGTCTTGTAGTTCTTGAACATCCAGCGATTCCAGCGCCCGGTCTTCGACGGCTTCTGGCTGTCGTACTTGCCGCCGCGTGCGGAGAACTCCGAGAGCAGGCCCAGGCGCACGGGCTCCATTGCCTCGGTCATGATCTCCTCGGTGAGCTGCTTGAGCACAGTGGTGCCGAGTTCGCGCATGGCCTTGTTGACCTGCTCGACGCCTTGCACGGCGACTGCCTTGTGCACGTTTGAGTAGCCCATCAGGTCACGATCTCCCGGCACATCAGGTCGAGGTACTGCCGGCGCTCCTGCCAGTCCACGACCGTCACGACCTCCCATGTGCGCGACACCATGCCCTGCTCGTCGCTAACGGTGCGCAGTTGGCTGCGGTGGCTGACGGTGGGGTGCCAGCGCATGCGGATGCGATGCGTCACCGTCTGATTCATTTGGCGGTGATTCATCTTCTCGTCTGCGCTCGCGTCGTTGATCGCGGCGAAGAGCACCGTGCCGCTGCCTGCGGCGTTCACCGTGCGCACAGGCTGGCCGTACTCGTCGGTCGCGGTGGACGCGCCGAGCAGCTCGAGCGGGGTGCGCATGTAGCCCGGGTTCACTGGTAGTCCCCCGAGTGATACTGCACGATCAGGCGCTCGACGGTCCGCGGGATCTCGTAGAGCTGCGTCGGGCCGACGGCGGTGCGGTTGTCGTACAGGTGCGCAGCCTGCAGCAGCACGGCGTGGCGAAGGGCGGCGGGGATGCTCGCGCTCGACGCGCCATAGCCTGCGGTGAAGTTCACCGTCACGTCGAGCGCGCCAGTGCCCAGCGTGCCCGGCCAGGAGGAGGTGCTCTTTAGCACGACGCGGCCGATGTTGTCCACGCTGTAGGCGTGGTACTCGCTGCTCGCCAGCGTCTGCGTCGCGCCGGCTGCGTCGGTGTAGGTGATGCTGGACACACTCAGCCAGGGCGAGCGGGGCAGGATGATCTGCCCAGACGCTGGGAACTCCTCTAGCTGGTAGGAGAACGCCCGCGTGATCAGGGCACGCCGGGTCTCGTTCTCGATGCACTGCGTGGCCGTGAGCACGAGCGTGGCGATGTATGTGTCGTCCTGCGCGTGATAGACACGCGCGTGCGTCTTCAGGTCGCTGGTGCTCACGGCCGCGGTAACTGCGCCTGCGTCGGTCAGGTTGGTTTTCATGCAGTCACCAATGCGTTGAGAATCAAATCCGCGGCAATGGTGTAGCCATCGCTGGTGTCCTTTGTGCCAGTTGGGAACGAGCCGGACAAATATCCGCCGCTCAGATGCACGGTGTTTGCGGTGGAATAGTAAGTCCTGGTGCCGCCTGTTCCCCGATTGCATTGCGCATAGTTCAGGAACTGCTTGACATCCACCACCGTCATGTCGGTGTTGGTTTGCACCATTTCGTTCGCAGCAGCACGAACAGCGACGAGGTTTCCAGCTGAACCGGATGAACTACTGTCATCAGAATTGCGAGGTACTCCAACCCACGAAACGATTGCAAGGTCTGATGCGGGATACCCGAGCGCAGTCCACGCCGCCTTGTAGGTGTTCCAAACGCTGATATGCGCCGCGGTCCATGTTGAACTTGTATCATTTCCGTTGATACCGCTGTGCATCAAAATCAGAACGCGCCCAGTTCCTCCGGCAGCAATCTGACGCTCGCGCAATTCCTGCAATTGTGTTTGCAGCAGGGTGCTGCCAGTCGCAGAAATCTGCGAGGCAATTTCTGTGCTGGTGTATCCCGCGAAGTATCCGTGAGAATGAACAGCCCACCCCTTGCGCTTGCAATACATCGATTGGGAATGAATTGCGATTGGCCCGACGCTTTGGGAGTTGCCATCTCCAAACGGTGACGCGCGCTGAGATTCACCACTCCTTGGGGTGAACGAATGCTCCGTAACTGCAAACGATGACGCGCCTGTGTTTGTATTTACAACACTTGAACGAGCGATGTTTGTAACGGTCCAAGGTGCTGCCTCAAGTTCGCCTCGCACATTTGGCTGGAACTTCCCAGATCCAGTAGCAAAAGTGCCGAATCGAACTCGGTACCAAATGGTCAAGGCGTTGCTCGTCAGCGGGTGCGAGGAGTTAATCGTCATGCCGTGATAATGATCCTGATATGCGTTTGAGGATGTCGATGAGATGTATGCCCATGCCTGTTTGTACACAGGTGTACTACTGGTGCTCCCATAGCGCACATATGTGAGAGAGCCGCTGACGCTTGGAGTCCAGCCAGCAAACGCAGTAGAGCCGCCGGATGTATTTCCGTTCAGGCAGTTGCCGTTTGCCACCTTTATAGAAATTTCACCGCTCCCAACATTCAAGTTGTAGTTGCTGGTGTAGTCATCCATGATCGGAAGCACAGGCGTTCCGTAGCATGTCCAGCCCTTCAATTTGAGTGCTTCTTGGAAGCCGCTGTTGTAGCCCCACATGCCAGCGGGTGCGAAACCCGTGTTGCTATCTCCGATGATGACGAGATCGAGCGAATCGGTTCCGGATGCCAGGTCTTTGATGAACCGGCACGCTGTTTCTGAACCGTAAACGCCCGGGCCTGTTCTGCGTGACTCGCGTCGCCATGTGATCAGCATCGCTTTGCTCCCTTTTTTGTTGCCTTGCAGCACTCCGGCTTCACGCACGCTTCGGGCTGGTCTGGGTGAACGTCGGCGCGCTCGGCCCATCCAAGAGACATGAACTCAATTGCACGCGATTCGCTCAGGTCATAGACCTGGCCCTCGCCGAAGCCCTCGTCTGCAGTCCCGACCGTTTGCAGCATCTTGACTCGCATGCGACTCCTTGAAATCCCCGTGGGAGGTTTCCCTCCCACGGGGGTTGTTGCAGTGTCAGCCGATTAGCTGGCCGCTCCGCGCAGGTACTTGAACGCCGACATGTTCGTCAGCTTCACGTCGAGCCTGTTCGTACACACAAATCCCACCTGGTCATTCGCGGCATAGAGCTCATTCAGCACGCGCAGGCTGTAGCCGGAGCGCTCGCCGATGACGCAGTAGTCGAATGCACCGATCATGCCGCAGATGCCGCCGCCGCTGGCGTAGCCCTGAGACGTGGTGGCCGGCGCGGGGACGTAGGCCGAGGCGTACACCGGGATGCCCAGGATGCGGTCGGGCTCGCCGAGGACGCCGCTGGGCTGCCAGAAGTAGCCGAGCTGCGTGGTGGCGCCAGTCGCTGCGGCCTTGCGGATGTATCCGAGAGCCGTATCGGACAGCAGAATCGCAGCGCTGGGATGCTGGCGATACTCGCGACCCAGGCTGTACACGAAATCGATCACCTCGGCGGAAGTGATTGCCGTATTCGCTGCCAGCTGCTTACCCACACTGGGGCCGCTGGACGCGATGGTCAGGATGCCCGTGGGCTGTCCAGACGCGCCGGTGCCGTTCAGCATGCCGTCCTCTTCGGTCTGCGCAAACGCCTTCGCGAAGCTGTTCGTGATCACGTTCTCGATCGAGAAGCCAGGACCGCGAGCAGGTGCATCGTCGATCAGTTCGCGGCTCACAACGGCGCGGCCGGCGAGCTTCTTGGGCTGCAGGACCACGTTGCTGTACGTCGGGTTGGTCGCCAGCGAGTCGGTGATTGAGGAACCTTCGGTCGTCCAGTTGACGCTCGCAAGGGCGCTTTCGATTGCGATGTCGCGCTTCCACGAGCCCAGCGGCATCACGGTCGCGATCTTGCGCAGGGTCACCACTTTCTGCAGCAGTTCGGACATGCGGCTCTGGAACTCAGTCGGGGCGACGATGTCGCCGAGGCCAGTGCCACCCTCAGAGAGAGCGCGCATTTCGGCCATCGGGGTGTGCTCGCCGCGCTTGAGGTAGGTCTCGTAGGCGCGCATGAAATCATCGCTGCAGCGGAAGTCGCCGAAGCGCGGGGCGCGCTGAGCGGTCTCGCGAGCTGCGGGTGCGCGACGCACTTCGGGTGCGTCTGGACCCACGTCGATGAAGGCCGCGTCCTTGTCCTTGGCAGCGAGGCCCATCAGCGTGTGGTTGCGCTCGATCTGCTGCTGCACCTTGCGGTACTCGGCGTTCAGCGCGTCGAACTTGCTGGTCTCTTCGGCGCTCATGTCGCCGCCGTTGGCGTTTGCCGACTCGATCATTTCCTGCATGGCGCGGTAGCGGGCGTCGTTGCCCTCGCGCAGTTCCTTGTAGTTCTTCATGGTGTCTTTCCTTTCGTGCGGAGTGGTCAGGCGCGGTTCACGTTGAGCACGCCACTGGTGTGAAGGAGGCAACCGTCCGCTCGCACGCTGGCGACGAATGCCGTTTGGTCGTTTGCTGCAAAAGTCTCGGTCAGACGCGTGACGGTGAAGTCGCGCATCGAAGTCGCCAGCAGGTACTTGCTGGGATCGAAGAACATCACGAGCGTGTCGCCGGCTGCCGGGGTGGTGGCGGACAGGCGGTGATAGATGGTGGGCAGACCTTCGACAGATGTCCCGGTCTCCATGTTTCCGGCAAACAGCGGGAACAGTGGCGGGAAGAAGGTGCTGTCGAACGATCCGGTCAGGCGGCTGTTGATGACCGCGACCGAGTTCTTCCACGACTCAAATGCCAGCGGCGACTGCGCGCTGTTCGTCGATGCCCAGGCTGCGGCAAGGATGTCGCTGGGCTTGTTGGTCGTCGCCACGCCAGTGCTGGCGGTGCGGCTGTATGCCCTGGCCGAGTTGAACGCGCCCTGGCATCCGGTGCTGCCGTCGCCGATCAGGATCTGAGAGTTGATCTGCGTGATCAGTTCGGCAACCAGTTCGGCCCGGATGAACTCCTCGATGCTCGCGGCGGCGGTTGAATCCTCCAGCAGCTCGTTCGTGACCTTGGTCCAGGCGGTGATCTTCTTCAGGCTGAAGGTGTAGGTCGTGCTGCCGCCGAAGCCCTGCTGGGGCAGTGCGAGCGCCGTGCCGGAAGTCCACGACTCGGTGCCGATGTTGGTTTCGGTCTGGTTGGTGTTGACCGTCGCGTCGGTCACGTTGATGATCTGCGTGAACTTGCCGGCGGTATTCACCTTGCGGACGCGGCTCAGGATGGTGTCCTGGCGCATCGACAGTTCGATGAAATCGCTCCAGCCAGTGGGGGCGATGACGTTGCCGAGTCCGGTGCCGCTGTTGCTCAGGGCGCGCACTTCCGCATCGGTCATGCGTCCTTGACCGTGCTGCAGGTAGCGCTGGAACAGCCCGCGGTACTCCTCGCCATTTCGATCCAGTTGGTTCTTCTTCTCCATCGCAGTCTCCGGTTAGCGCCGGGGTGCGACGAAAAAGGCGCACTAGCCCGGCGGTTCGTTGTCTTCCAGTTCAACGTCCGCATGCAGGCCAGTGCGCCACGAGGGCAAGCACGGAGGTCTGTCTCGCGCGGTGGTGTGCATGCACTAGGCAGGGGCACCCACGCGCGGCAGGTATTCAATTGGCCGCCATTGTCGCGTCAAAAAAACGCGATGCAAGGGCGGGGGGTCAACGCGGCGGCAGGAGCCGGATCGTGCGGCGCACGGTCTCGGCCTGCGCCTCGCGAGCCTCGACGCTGGTCGCCGGGTTCGCGGGGAAGGTCACGAGGCTGATCTCCAGCAGGTCGGCGTCGAGGATCACGCGCGTGGGCTTGTCCACGCCCTTCTCGTACTTCTCGGCCCGCACCATGAAGCCGAAGCTGCACTGCGTCACCACGCCGCTCTCGACCAGGGCGTGGGCCTCGCGGGCCGTCGCGGTGTCTGGCAGGGTGGCCTCGAAGCCGAGGCCCGTGGCGTCAGTGAACAGGCGCAGGTTGCCGGCGCGCACCCGGGCCAACGGCTTGCCGGTATCGTGGTTCCAGAGCAGGGCGATGTCGCCGGGCTCTTCCATCGAGCGCGCGAAGGCGTTGGGATCGACCCGCTCCATCTCGCGACCCATGTCGTAGGCGGGTTCCCATACGACGGCGTAGCCGCGCACCTTCAGGTCGGCGGCGGGGGCGAGGGTGCCGAGGGCACGGGTTTCAGGCTTCGGGGTTGGCATTGGTGGTCTCCAGCAGGGGTGCGTGTGTGGTTTCGAGGCGCACC